TAACAGATTTGCAATGGTATTGCGCCTTGCAACATCTGTATCAGACATGTTAGATGGTTTTCCATCTAATGCGAAGAGTTCTTTGAAATGGACAATATAGTAACGACCTTGTTTGTGAAGGATGTGGCACGATTGATAGAGAGTGCGTTCTTTTTTGGATGCTACACCGATACGTGTTAAAGTTTCTCGTACTTTGAGGAAGTCATCATCTCGCTCTAGTCTAACTTCCACTAATGTATTAATATCAAAACTCATTTTTTTCCACCCTTTTCTAGTCTGGTTTTTATTGTTTTCAAATCTTCTTCAGATAGAATATTCATGACCATATTTGCTTTTTCATAACTATAATCAAAATATTGTACGACTGCCTCCAGGTCATCAGAATGCTCGGTCTTAGACCACTTAGTAAATCTCTTCCGTGGTCTAACAATATTTATAAAAAAATCAAATTGAAGACGATTGTCCAAATTAGCATATTGGTTCATTACATTTGCTGCTTGAACTGTATCCTGGAAGTATGAGAACTGCCGATTAGTAATATATGGATTGTATCCTTTCTCAGCTAGTTCATCATTATCAGTACCTGACATAATATTCTTGCCAGAGTTTATCGCATTTACATAATCAAAAATATTTGACATTATTCGTCTTCAGTTTGTTGTGGTGGAAGTTCTCCATAGACATGAACATAGAAATCGTTATTCCATTGTGCAACCATATTTCTTAATTCAATATATCTTTCCGTCAATTTTTTGTGATTGTCTTTTAACTCTTTATGGTCTTGATGAAAAATAGCAAGATTATTTTGCATGTTCTTTAATGAGTTTATTGTAGCATCAACAAACATTAGATCGTCTGCCCAGTTGTCTGTATTATGACCGAGTTCTCGATTGACAAATTCTTTTAACTTATCCATTGGTTCAGACATATTATTTTCCTATTTAAACTCACAGTCTGACATAATCTCTGTAAGACAGGCTACAAGATTAACTTCTTGATCTGCTACGAAAGCAGACTTGTATGAATAGTCAGCAATATATAGTACAAGTCTCGGAACCGAACTACCTACTAGATATTCGCTGGCTGTATCATATAACCGACGGTAAAGAGTAGTAGGTTCAGTGTCACTATTTGAACCAACCCACTTTCGCATTTCTTTGAAGTTACGCTCTTTTAGATAATTTATAAGAACACGGAAGTTATCTTCATTCATATTGACAAGAATACCAGAGTCGATAACACCGGATGATGCATATCGTTGTAACTCATTTAACACTCGTCGCCAATCAGGAAAGTGTTTCATAATTAACTCACCAACAACTTTGATATCGTATTCTACATTCTCTTGTTTGAGAATATTTTGTACACGAACCATAAATTGTTTGGCAAGTTCTGGTTTCTGTTTATTTGGAATATTGAACTCAATCACCGAGCATCGAGAATGTAGTGGTTCAATGATACGATTCTTGAAGTTACAAGTCAGAACAAACCCACAGTTCTTTGAGTACTCTTCCATAAAGTTACGAAGAGCAGGTTGTGTCGATTGTGGATTGAGATAATCAGCCTCATCAAGGATTACGTACTTACGATTGCCTGTCAATGAGACAGTTGAAGCAAAGTTCTTAATCTCAACTCGAAGTGTGTCGATGTTACCATTCAACGAACCGTTGATTACGATATAATCAAACCCACACTCCTCTAGCATAGCCCTGGCGACAGTAGTTTTACCGACGCCAGGACCACCAGTTAGCAAAAGATTAGGAACGTAGTTTTTCTCTACCATAGCAGAGAACGTAGTTTTCAAATCAGATGGAAGAATACAATCTTCAATCTTACTTGGTCGATAAAACTCACACCAAAGTATATTATCTTTCATAATAAAGTAACCTTCCTGTTACGTTAAACCAGTATAAAGTAATACGAAGGTTGCGTTATTTGCTCTCCGTTGCAATGTAATACTGTAACTTACCTTCATTAGCAGAGAAGTGACTGATACCCTTCGAAGAAATGCGAACAGTATAGTCTGCTGGCATGAAGCGAAGATTCTCAATCTTGAACGATAGTTCAAACTCTTTATCAGTCTCACCAACAACATAACGGAATACGTTGCCGTCAACATTCTTGATATCACCAACAACGATAGTGATCTGACCATCAACACCTACAACCGACCAGTTTGGTAGTTGAAGAACATTCGCAGCCTGTGTTGTTTTTTGTAGAACACTCTGAGTAAGTTCAAACTCGACAACAACGTCGGGTAGATCAATAGACTTTTCAGGTGGTTGCATAATCATACTCGGATCAGCGAATCGATATTCGACATGTGAAACGCCATTCTTAATCGTAACACTCTGATCTGTAAATTCAAAATCTGGTTTATCAAAAAGACTCACAGTGCTGAGAAATTGATTTAGATCATAGATACCAAAAGAAGATTCAAAAGAATCATCGATCTCAGCCATCGCTAAGATTGTCTTTTGTGGTGAGATAGTCTTAATTGTATTACCAGACTTCACATAGATGCTGGGGTTGATAGTAGTAAAACTCTTGAGAACACCAAGAGTATTTTCTGTAATTTGCATAATACACTAACCTTTCAAAAATATCAAAAAACGTTTCTTAACTCAACAATAATATCTAATATAATATATTTCACCCTTTATGTCAATAAAAATTTACTTTAATCTTTCATTAGGATCAGCGGTGGCAGAAACACCAGCGGCTGCTAACGCTTCAAGACTACCACCAAATGTATATGAACCCATATGTGTTAGACGCATCCATGGGCACATCCAAACTTTGATTCCTGCCTTTCTTGCCCACTGACAAAACATATAATCTTCAGAAAGATATCGTTTAGATTCAGGATCGATCACACAATCAAAGTATGCCATAATTTCACGAGAACCATCAAAGTCTTTCGTTCGAATGTGATCTGGTAAATATTTAAATTCAGGATATGCTTCTTCGTATTTTTCAAATGCTTTACGCTGAATCATCATAAATCCAGTGCCGCCTTCAAGTACTTCAACTGGTTTATCTAATTCAATCTCATTTGCTCCATTGGCTGGATTGAAAACATAATCGCCAACAAATTCATTCAATATATTAGGATTTTCATCAGCGAATCCTTTATCAACTGCTCGTTTAATTTTTTCCCAAGCAATCGTTTTCTTAGGATATGGACCACAAACAATGTCTTTATCAGAATCTGGATCAGCAATTGCTGCAAGAGCCAAAACATCGTTTGGATCAAATCCAATATCTGAATCAATAAACATTAAATGTGTAAAATGATCATTACGAAGAAACTCATCTACACAATAATTTCTTGCACGAGTAATTAACGACTCATTAAAAAGATAATAAAAATCAACATTAACACCATACTGTGTTGACAATTTACTAAGTTCTGCAGTAGACTTTGTATAATAACCTGAGCACTGACCTCCATACATTGGAGTTGCAACAAGAATGTTTCTTTTTCTCAATTCACTGATATCAATACTAACTTCACTCATTTATTTTCCCCATGTTGTAGGTCATGATTATACATTGCAATGATTGCATAGTGAATAATCTTCATAAGGTCTTTGCGATTGTATCCATCTTTCTTACCATATCGTTGAGCATACTTCATCACATTACCCAAGCAAAATCCTTCACCATGACCACCGTCGATGATGAACTCTGTTGCTTGATATTTGTTTGTGGAATAATGCTCACCATAAGTACCATCAATATAATCTTGCAGTTGGCGAAGGATTTCACCTTCATTATATTTATAATCAATCATTCGGTTCTTTCCAATTCGTAATCAATTTCATTCAAATATTTTTTTTGTATTGAATTTCATTACCAGAAACAAACGCAAAAACATCTGCTTTCGACATTCTATCTTTTTCTGTTATTTTTTCATTCCAAGGTTTTACTTGTATGTTTAATTGCTTACCATTTTTTAATATACATTCAATATCAACCTTATCAATCATATCTCTTTTCGAACCTAAACCACCTGTTCTTTTAACGGAAGCAATGCTGTTATTATTCTTCAAATCTCTGACTACAATATCTTCAGTTTCTTCACCCTGTTTCCATGTTCCATTAACAATATTTGACAATTCTTTAAACAAATGGGTATTAGTATCTTTGATATCAGGGTCATTAGATACACGGTTAAATAACATTTCCATATCTAAACTTGATATACCATAATAATCTAATAAAAATTTAACACATTTTCTATTAGTTGTCAATAGAGAATATGTCTTGCTACCTAGATTTTCATTAGACAGATCAATGAAAAATCTTTTGTATTGTTCTCCATACTCTGTATATTCAATCGCTTCTTTGATGTCATTTAAAGTAATCATATTTTCTCAAATATTCTTCTGCATTATCCATCTCTGAAAGGTGTAACCAAAACACATTCCAATCTCTAGCTATATCAATAATTCTCGTTCTGTTTTTTAAATTAATATTTTTATTCTGTATTAATGTATCAAATAGTTTTGACACACCAGAATCAATTTGTAAATTTAAATGTTTCTTAACTTTATCTATTTTCTCAAATTCTGGAAACGCATTTCTAACATGGTGTTTCTGGAATGGTTTGTTGACTTCTTCCCAATCCATACTGTAGAAAAAATCTTTCACTTCAGTTGAAAGATACGGCGTGATAAAGATTTTATTTTCTAAGTCCGATATTTTTTTAAGCCAAATATAATTAGCGCATTTATCAGGTGCAAAATATTTGTCTCTAAATTCATCAAACTTTTCTTTTGTATGTTTATAATGAATCATTGCTGTTTTACTGATCCCATAATAGCCGTCGGCTGCCCAACCACTGAGTACATAATTTTCTTGTATCTTTGGATATACATGAATAAATGGATAACTACACTCATATGAACTTTTCTTTGAACAGCCAAGACGAGTAAGATGATGAAAGTCTGCCTCAATGTTTTTGGTGGGAATGACAACACCAGTAAATTCCCAATCAAAAGTTTCACTAATTTCTTTTGCTTTCAAAAAATCATATGATTCGTGTGTGTCTAATCTAAAACTGTATGCATGAATTTTTTTACCAAGACGTTGTGCGGCAAAACCTACAGATATAGAGTCAACACCACCGGACAGTAAAAGAGCAACTTTACTGTCCGGGGCATTGTTTTTCACATGATCTACAAGAAGTTGATCGATAGGAAAAAATTTATGCAGCATTCATTAGTTTCTTATAAACTTTGTATTCATTCAAATCCATAGAACCCATTTCGGTGTTATAGCAGGCACGAACCATTGCAAGATTACTATAGACAGTACGCCCACCGTTTTTATGGGCGATAATGTGAGCCGCATGAGCATCTTTCCATTTGAGAGACT